TGCGCGCTCAGCGCGCAAGTCTTTGGCAATAGCCATTTTGGTTAGGCTCCATCTAGGGGATGGGCGCGCAATCACTGCGGGCCACGGACCTTGCCCAAGGGTCGTTTGGGCATAAAAAAACCGCCCGGAATGGACGGCTTTTTTAGAGGTTGGCGCGCTTCACAGCAGGCCAGAACCGGGCAATGCGCTACGCGGAGCGCGCCGATTCAAATTCGTGATATTGACGCTCTGGCGTCCATGTATATTCAGGATCAAACCGAACGATGGATGGGACAGTCATGCGGTCGGCGCGAACATCAACGCGCTTTGCATGAAGGAAGATTTGGCGAACAAATACGGTAGGGATGCCGAACTTTTTGCCGACAACATGAAACCTCATGCCGGATTTGCAGCACTCCACGATTTGACTCTCGCGATCTTTAGACGGGCTCATGCAACCTCGGCTATCCGCAGACGCATCCGCATCCGGGAAATGGAATTCTTCTTGCCTTCCGGCTCTTTCTCTTCGTCCGGGTCTTCCTGGTCCGGCTCTTCGTCGGAGTCCGGGTCGATGGCGTCGATCAGGCCGGCGTCTTTCGCCTCGCTCGCCGTGAACCATGTTCCGTCAACGGTTCCCTTCATCAACGCAAGGCAGTCGGGAGCTGATTTGCCGGTCTTCCCCGCGTAGATAGAAGCCAGTTGGCCGTCGAGCTTGCCGAGCGTTGACGCCATGTCGAGCATATCGTCTTGGTTGCCCACCGCACATCCCCACGCCTTGTGGATCATCATGAATGCATTTTCCGCCATGCAGACCTTATCGGCCGCCAGCGCGATGAATGACGCCGCCGAGGCCGCGAGGCCGTCTACAATCGCCGTTACATGCGCCGGATGGGCCTTTAGAGCCGAATAGATCGCGATACCGTCGAACACGTCGCCGCCCGGCGAGTTGATGTGCATGACGATGTTTTTGGTTTTTACACCCGCAAGTTGCGCCTGAAACGCCTTAGCGGTGATGCCCCAAAATCCAATTTCCTCGTCGAGAAAGACATCGGTGGTGTCGGGCATGGCAGATGCGCGCACAGTCAGTTCTACCGTATGGTAGACGCCAGTTATCTCAGCCTTGACGCGATCCGCATCCTCTTTCGATTGGCGGGAAAGAAAGTCATCTAGGTTGGCTATCGCCCGCGAGGCCCGCACGTCAATGATATTGCGGTTTTCGAAATGCGCCCGCCAGTTATTGCGCGCAGCGTCAAGCGATTGGTTCATGGCTTCTTTTCCGATGCGGTCGCGGGGTCAGCGCCGGGCGCCTTGGGCTGCTGTCCCGCCATCGTGAGGGGGACGCAGGCAGAGTTAATGAAAAGCTGATCTCCGCCTTCCATCGCCGGGAGGTTCTGGAATTTGCGCAACTCATTCGGCGTCAGGCCGCCGTTCTGGATCATGGTGGCGTAAAACGAGCCGCGCGCCGTAGCGTCCATCGCCAGCAAGGCGTCGCGGTTGAATTCCGCATAGAAGGCGGTGGATTTCTTGAACAGCTTACGGTTGAATTCGTTTTCAATGCGCGCTAGCAAGGGCTGAAGCGTCGTCATCAGGAAGCCGAGCATCATCTGCTCGATGCCGGAACCCCAAGAGGTCGCCTTGTCCGTCTCGCCAACCATATGCGGAGGGACGCCGAAGATCCGGCAAATGTCCGCGACCTGGAAGCGCCGCTGATCCATCGTCTCGGCGTCGGCCGGCGTAATTTGCATCGGCGTCCACTTCATCCCCTTGTCGAGGAAGACGGTTTTTCCGGTATTGGCGAGGCCGGAATATGCCTGCTCAAACTGAGCCTTGACGCGGCGAACCGCGACGACGGGATCAGCACCCCATCCGTCTTCCGCCTGCACCACGCCAGACGGCCGGATGCCGTTGGAGTGCATCCGCGAAGAGGATTCCTCCATCGCAAGCGAAAGCCCAATGGCCTGACGCGACGCCGAAATCATCGACAACCCCGCCACGCCATCAAAGCCCATGCCGGCAATATGGAGCATATTGTCTTGATCGACGGTTTCTTGACCGTCGGCAAGCTGGATCGTGTAGACTTGGCGTCCGGTTTCGGTCTTGCGGATTGTCACCGCGTTGCGAGGGACAGGAAAGAACCCCGTCACGCGCGCCGCGCCGTCGTATTCGATAACCGAATAATGGTTGCCGCCTAAAAGCAGATCCACGGCGATCAATTCGCGCCAGCAAAACCCCGACATGATGTCGTTGGGATTGTCGTGCAACAGGGGATAAACCCTATTGCGATCAGCGACTTTGCGGCCTTCTTTGTCCTTTTCGTAGACCATCAGCGGCAGCGACGCGATCAGGCCGGAAATCAGCGATACGCAACGGAAAACCGTCGTCGAACGCATGGCCGATTGCTCATTGACAACCGGGCCGGCAAGGGTCGGGCCGCCGCCTAAAACCGTCATCAGCCAGTCGGCGGGGTTAGCCAGCGAGGTAGACGGGTTTTCAGGCGATCCGGCTTGTGGCGCGATCTTTTCCTTACGTGAAAAAGGCCACATCAGGCGACGCCCCACAATTCGGAATAATCAAAGATGGTCGGACGGCTGCGCGGTTCCGGGTTCATGCTCATCAGCGCCGCCGCATCGAATAGAGCCATCAGCGGGTCGATCTTGGCGACGCCGGACGCCTGCTTGGTGATCATCGCGGCGTTCCCTTTAAGTTCTATTTTTGCGTTGCCAACGCACCAATCCATGATCGGCTGAACGCAATGTTTCAGTGTGCCGTCAGCAAGTTTGCGCTCAGTAGTCTTAATTGCGCCTTGAAGCTTGTAGCCCTGCGACACCGCGACCACACGTTCGTCGCCTATTCCCGCTTCAGCAAGGGCGTCAATAACCGATCCCACGCCATAAGGATCAAGGCCAACGGATGCATTTCCAGCCAAAATTCCAGCATCTTCGAGCCTCTGCACATGCGCCACGACTGCTGCGATGTCGTCGCCAAGATCGTCAATGATGGTAAGGTCGCCCGCTTTGGCGAAGTCGTTTAGTTGGGCGCCAATCGCCTTGCGCTTTTCAAATACCGAGCGATGGCAAAAGGAGTGGGTCCACGCCAGCCAGCGTTTCGACCCCTTTTCGCGCCCTATGACTGCGACGCCGAACAGATCGTCAAGCCCGCCGCCATCGACACCGACCACCGCGACTTCGGATCGCGCGATCAGGCTATCTAGGGTCAGACCCTCTTCGGCCGCGTCTTCCCAGAAATCAGCGCCGGCCCATCGGTCAGAGCGAAGGCTCATTCCGATTTCGACGTTCAGATGCTTTGCAAGGAAGCCTCGCAAGCTCTCTTCGCCGGCGTTTTGCGCCTTGCCCAATTCATCAACTAGCCATTCCCGATCCACCGATAGGCCGATGTTGGGGTTTGTTACGTGGAGATATTCAGTCTCTAGATAGGACTTGTTCGAAACCATCTCTTCGGGGAATTCGTAAATGACCGGCAACGACCGTCGGTCGGTTATTTTCCCGTCGCGCACGTCGCGGTAGTAATTCAATTTCTGCCGGAAGATCCCGCTTGGCGGCTCGTCCGATTGCGTCGAGAGGTAGACGACAAATCCCTCGGGCCTCGACACAAGGCCGCCCGTCGCCTCGCGCAGCATGTTCTCCGCGTTCGCCCGCTTGCCGAACAGCCACAGCTCGTCGATCAGGACGCCGGTCGCCTTCTTGCCCGAAACCGTGTCGTTGTCCGCCGCGATCACTTTGAGCGAGGCGCCGGTTCCCCGGTGGGTGATCGTCTTCAAGTGATCCTGGACGTGCAGGATCTCGGACAACTCATCGTCGGCCTTGACCATGTCGCGGGCCGGATAATAGCTATTATTCGCGACTTCCAGCGTGGGAGCCACAATCAGGAATTCCGCCGACTTGCGCCAGTTGCGCAAAAGAGCCGTCAACATGATCCCGGCTGCCGTGGTCGATTTGGAATTCTTCTTCGAAATCAACATGAAGAATTCGCGGATCAACCGTCGGCCGGTTTCGTGGTCGTAAGCCCCGAAGATCGCGCTGGCGAAATCTTGAACCCATTCCCTCGACGATTCACCAATGACCGGGGAGCCGGGAGCGTCCACGATCTTCAAAGCGTTGAACGCTTCCATTGCCGCGCGCGCCTCAGCTGGGAACAGCGGCGCGAACGGGATTAGGCTTTTGCCCGCAATGATCCGGTCCCGCCAGTCAAGGCAGGAAGTGGACCATTCGGGGATATGGCTCATTGAACTGTCTTATTGACCAGCGAGGCCGGCGACGACGGGGCCGAGAACTTTCCACCGCCAGACATCAGAGCTTCGGCGGATTGCTTGGCTTGCGCCTTTTTGCCTTCGGGCGATCCGGCCAACTCTTCGGCCTTCGCTTGGGCCAGGACTTCCTTCGCAGCCGCGACGCGAGCGCCATCTTGTAGCGAGAAGTCCATCACGGCTTTTAGCGTCGAGAGAGCCGCGCCTTTCAGGTCTGACGCCTTGATCGAACTGACATCAACCGGCGCAACTTCGGGCGTCGTGCTTTCAACCTCTATCGCGCTGACTTTCCTTGGCCTTCCGCCGCCTTTCCCGCGACCGATTCCCTTGGATTTTGTCGCCATTCCCGAAGTTTCCGCTAAATGCCCGAAGTTTTTGGACTGTATGAGGAAAA